GCTGGCAGCATTATCGCCTGGCCTGAGCGTTTCAATGAAGACGAACTATCAGCTTTACAACATGCGATGAATCTGCGTCTGCGTGATGAAGCAGCGTTCTTTGCTGAATATCAGAACGAACCGATCATCGAATCTGTGGGCGAAGAGATGCTGACTGCCGATGCAATTGTCGCCAAAACCAATGGTCACCCCCGGAATGTGATTCCCCATGTATGTAACCACCTGACCATGTTCATCGACGTGCAGCAGAAAGTTTTGTTCTGGATGCTTTGCGGCTGGGAAGAAAATTTTACCGGCTACGTCGTGGACTACGGCACGTGGCCCGAGCAAAAACGCGCGTATTACACCTTACGTGACATCCGATCCACGATTAGTCGTGCAGCGCCGTGTGCAGGACTCGAAGGGCAAATCTACGCGGGGCTCGACATACTCACCGCTGAAAAACTTGCAGCAACGTATCACCGAGACGATGGTGCAGAGATGCGCATCGACCGCTGTTTGATCGATGCTAACTGGGGGCAGTCCACCGATGTGGTGTATCAGTTCTGCCGGCAGAGCCAACACGCAGGTTTGCTGTTACCCAGTCATGGTCGCTATGTCGGGGCGTCAAGCATTCCATTCAGCGAATACAAACGTAAGCGTGGTGATCGTGTTGGATTGCACTGGCGCATTCCCAACACAGTGGGTAAACGCCAGGTACGCCATGCTTTGATCGATACCAATTACTGGAAGACCTTCGTGCATGCCCGGCTCAGCGTGGCCATGGGTGATCCGAGTTGTCTGTCACTCTTTGGTCGTGATGACAAGACACATCGCATGCTTGCTGATCACCTCACGGCTGAATACAGAGTCAAATCTCAAGCCCAAGGTCGCACGGTCGATGAGTGGAAACTCCGTGCCACGCGACCGGACAATCATTGGCTGGATTGCCTGGTGGGATGCGCGGTCGGCGCGTCGATTCAAGGTGTCTCACTTCCAGGGGTCGAGTCGCGCAGTGTGCAATCGCGTCCTCGCATGAAGCTTTCCGATTTGCAGCAGAGACGATGACAGGTGGCAATATACTCGTTGGATTTGAGCGAGTTTATGCCATTTTACATATGTGTATGAAAATAAAGATGTATGTCAAAACAAGACAGATGATTTTAGCTATGAAGAAAGTAAAGGCCGGTCTATCAATCCATTTCGGTTTGTTGTATTCGCCATCAATGCTTTGCGTTTCCTTCCACTGTTTACCTTCTTCATGGTAAATCCAGAATCTAAGACAAAACGCAGATACAAGGTATTGCATGACATCCAAGATAAAAAAGCCAATTAGGTACAGAAGTGAAATCCATATTGGGTTAGGGAATTGACTTTGTCCGGTCCTGAACACCCAATCAATTGCTGCGGCACAAAATGCAAGCTTTCGACAGTTTTCTGACACCAGTGTCGTATAGGCGTCATATTGTTTCCACAGTTCTTCGTTTTTCACTATTTGCCCTTTGGCTTGTTCCCGTTCCCCATTCCCTTGGTTCCCGTGTTCCCTGTTGGTGGCTTGGATGTTGTTTGGGGCTTATTTGATGTGCTGCTGTTTCCCATTTATCTCTCCATCAGATGTTCGAATTAACCGGGTGCTGATTGAAAAGGCTTGTATATTTTATCACGTTTGATTCTTGCGGGAATAGGTCATTTTTTACGACCTTTGATCTTGAACCCGGCTGATTTAGCAAACAATTTCAACAAAATTCATTTTTTCGTCAAATTCCGCGCGGATTTTTCTGCCTAAGTGCGGGTGTAGTAAGCATAGGACGCAACAAAACTCTCACACCCAAAATCATCCCATGACTGAAACCAACAACAACCTTGAAGAAAACGCTGCCGCACCGGCTGAGGTGTCGGTCGACGGTCAACACGTCAAGCAGCATTCGCTGAAGGATCAGATCGCCGTGGATCGTTACCTGGCATCGAAGAAGGCTGCTCAATCCAAGGGCTTAGGTGTGAAGATTTTCAAGATCAATCCTGAGGGCACGGTTTAATGCAACTTCTGAATTGGTTCAAAAAATCCAAACCGCAGACGCAACGCCAACAGCAGATGCGTAGCGTGCCGGTGGCCAACGTGGTGCGGGCGCGTTACGACGCAGCACAGACTACAGCGGAAAACGCTCGTCATTGGGCGATGGCCGATGCGATGTCAGCAGACTGTGCTGCGTCGGCAGACATTCGCAAGAAGCTGCGGGAGCGTGCCCGGTACGAGGTAGCCAACAACAGTTACGCCAAGGGCATGGTCCTGACCTTGGCTAACGACTGCATCGGCACCGGGCCACGTCTGCAACTGCTCACCAAACACGACACGCTTAATCGCCAGATCGAAGATGCCTTTGCTCAATGGAGCAAAGCGGTCAGCCTGGCATCCAAGCTCCGTACCATGCGCATGGCTAAGAGTACCGATGGTGAAGCGTTCGGTGTTTTGAATTTCAATCCCAATATCGATTCGCCTGTTGCACTTGATCTGCAACTCGTTGAGGCTGACCGTATCGCGTCGCCATCGTCAGTCATGTTGCCGACGCGCAACGATGTAGACGGTGTGATTCTCGACAGCTTCGGCAGCCCACAGTTCTATTCCATCCTGCGTCAGCATCCCGGCAGCCTGGGCAATTATTCCTCGTGGACATCTCAGTATGACGAGGTACCCGCAGCTTCGGTGATTCACTGGTATCGAGCAGATCGGCCCGAACAACATCGTGGTATCCCAGAGATCACACCCGCACTTCCACTGTTTGCTCAACTGCGTCGCTACACCTTGGCCGTCATCGCTGCAGCTGAAACCGCAGCCGACTTTGCCGCCGTGCTGTACACCGATTCGCCAGCCAACGGAGAAGCCCAGCCGCTTGATCCGATGGACATCGTCAACCTTGAGAAACGCATGGCCACGGTACTGCCCGATGGTTGGCGCTTGGGGCAGATCGATTCGCAGCAACCGGCCACCACGTATGCAGAATTCAAGCACGAAATTCTCAATGAAATTGCGCGAGCTTTAAATCTTCCGTACAACGTGGCCGTTGGAAACTCCGCCGGATACAACTACGCCTCTGGTCGGCTTGACCATCAAACCTATTACAAGTCCATTCGTGTTGAGCAGATGCATCTGGCCGAAGTGGTTCTGGATCAGATTTTCAACGCCTGGATACGCGAGGCGATGCTGACGCCTGAGTTCTCCATACTGCGCACAGTGCGCAGTATGCCTACCTTGTCCGGGCGTCCGTTACCCCTGCAAAAAGGCTGGTTTTTCGACGGGACGGAGCATGTGGACCCGGCTAAGGAAGCCAATGCTCAAGCCAAACGTCTGACCAGTCACACCACCACATTGGCTGCTGAATATGCACGCCAGGGCAAGGATTGGGAAACCGAACTCCGCCAGCGTGCAAAGGAAACCCGACTCATGCAAACACTGGGGCTGACCGTATCGGAGAGTCAGCCTGTTCAACCTTCTTCATCTTCTTCACCTTCACAGGAGCCTTCTGCTAATGACGATGACACTGTCGCCAACACAACAACTGCCTGACCAACTTTCGTTCATCTGCCCGCTGACCATTGAGGCCGCTGGAAACAAAGAAACCCCCGGAAGTGTCCCTCAGTTCAAGATGGTCGCTTATACCGGTGGCCTGATGCGGATCGAAGGATTCCCGCATCCCGTCGTGGTGGACCTTGAAGGTCTGGCCATTGATCGCCAGGACATCCCGGTTCGGCTGGATCACCAATCACGTCAGGGCGTGGGCCACACGCTACGTGTCGCTGTCGAAAATGGATCATTGGTGGCCGAGGGCCTGGTCAGCCGCGATACCAGTTGGGCACGTGACGTGATTCGCAGTGGCCAGAACGGTTTTCCCTGGCAGGCCAGCATCGGTGCTGCCGTCATCGATGCCCAGTTCATCCCCAACGGGCAGAACGTTACCGTCAATGGCCGGACGTTCGACGGCCCGATTCACGTCGTTCGCAAAGCAACCCTCAAGGAAATTTCATTCGTCGATAACGGAGCAGATTCGTCTACGTTTGCCCGCATCGCAGCAAGCAACAAGGAGCAACCCCATATGCATGAAACCGCAACCCCCGGCCCCGGAAATCAAACCACCATCGCTGATCCCAAACCGGCCACACCTCAGACCGAAACCACGCCACCCAAAGCCTCGACCTCGGATTCCCCGACGCCCACGAGTCCTCCCGACATCGCCGCGCGTGCAACGGAAGATGATCAGAATGCACCGATGATGCAGATGCGCAAGCAGATTGCTGAGGAAACCCGTCGCATCCAGGCAATCCGCAGTACCTGCGAAGGCAAGCATCCGGACATTGAGGCACAGGCCATCGAGGAAGGTTGGGATGTGACCAAGACCGAACTGCACGTCCTCCGCGCGTCGCGCCCGCAGGTTCCGATGGCCATCCAAAGTTCGGGTGCCCAGCGTCCAAACAATCCTCAAGTGTTCGAAGCCGTCGCGCTGATGGCCAGCGGCCTGCCCAGCAGTCGGGTGCAGGCGCTGTATGCCGAGCCCGTCCTCGAAGCTGCCGACAAGCTTCGCGGGATCGGCGTGCAGGAGTTCTGTGAGATGGCCTGTGGCCAGCAACTTCCCCGCTTCCGTCGCGATGCCACCGGCTGGTTGCAGGCTGCCTTCAGCAGTGCGTCGCTGCCCGGCGTTCTTTCCAACATCGCCAACAAGATGCTGCTGGAAGGTTACAACTATGTCGAGGATGCCTGGCGGCGCATCGCCAAGATCGCCAGCGTCAACGACTTCAAGGAACACACGCGTTACCGGATGACGGGTTCGTTCAAGTTCCAGCAGGTGGGACCGGATGGCGAGATCAAGCATGGGCAACTCGATGAACAGCAGTTCGGGCAGAAAGCCGACACCCACGGCATCATGTTCGCGCTGACCCGGCAGATGATCATCAACGATGACCTCGGCGCCTTCACCGACATCCCGCGCCAGATCGGCATGGGTGCCGCCGAAGCCATTGCCGAAGCGGTGTGGGCGTTGTGGTTGCGCAATCCTCTGCAATCCGATGGCAAGGCGTTTTTCCACGCGGATCACAACAACTACAGCGAGGGTGCCGACACCGCGCTGTCCATCGACGGACTCACCGCAGCCGAAATCCTCTTTGCTCAGCAGGTCAAACCCAACGGCAAGCCCCTTGGCATCATGCCCTCGCTGCTGCTGGTGCCGCCGGGTTTGAAGGTTGCAGCTGAAATGCTCATGAAGAGCCTCCAGCTCAACGAGACCACCACAACCAACAAGGCCAAGCCTGCAACCAATCCGCATGCAGGCAAGTTCGATGTCGTGTCCAGCGTGTACCTCTCCAACACCAGTTTCAGCAACGCCTCCAACAAGGCGTGGTACCTGCTGGCTGATCCCAATCGTTTGTCGGCTATCGAGGTCGCATTCCTAAACGGCGTGGATCGTCCGACCGTTGAAAAAACCGACGCCGATTTTTCAACACTCGGGGTGCAATTCCGGGGGTATATCGACTTCGGTGTCCGTGAACAGGATCATCGCGGCGCGGTGAAACTCAAGGGCGAAAGTTAACCCCCCGAAACCTCCGGAAGTTTTTTTCGAAGGTTCTTCGAAAAGTATTCATTGTTTTCCCCTTAAAAACAAGTCGTTTTTAATCTTTTTCTTCTCACAGGAGTATTTTTTACATGATCGCAACATTCGTTCACAAAGGTGACAGTATTGATTACACCCCAGCCGCTGATGTGGCCGCAGGTGATGTCGTTGTCCAGGAAGATTTGGTGGGTATTGCCAAGCTCGACATCGCTGCAAATACGTTGGGCAGCTTGTCGGTGACCGGCATTTACGATGTGCCCAAGATCGGTGGCCCAGGCATGGCCATGACCACCGGCACCAAGCTCTACTGGGACTCTGCCAACAAATACGCAACGCCCACCGAAATCGAAGGCAAGTACATGGGCAAAGCTGTGTCTGATGCCGGTGACAACGATGCCACTGTCCGCGTCAAACTCTCCTCTTAACCTTCCGGGGGATGCATGGCTAGAGACTACATGAAAGAGGGCATGCAGTGGCTCGCCAGGGTGAGGGCAGGATGGTGTACGCAGGAAGTCGCCTATCAACAAGGTGGCTCCTCGTACACCGTCCATGCTTCGCCGGGTATCAGCAAGTATGAAAAATCCACAGTCGGTGGCGTGACCATCGAATCAAGTATGTGGGATTTTTTAGTCAATGCTGATGACTTCCCGGCAGAGTTTGAACCCACACCCGGTGACGTGCTGACGATGGATAACAAGCAATACGAAATCACCAACTTCGGTGACGACGGATGTTTCAGGTATTGCGATCCATATCACACGACGCTTCGCATTCACACCCGTTTATTGGGAGACACAAGTACATGAATCAGTGTGCACAGAATGAAAATGACAGTTGCACGCAGTTCGATGAACTGCATAACAAACTCGACCGGCTTGATCACGCCATCCGTGGCTATGGTGAACCGGGCATCAACATTCGATTGGATCGCCTGGAACAAAATGCGATCCGTCATGCTCGTTGGATGTGGCTGATCGCTGGTGCAGGCGTGACGAGTCTGGTGAATATTCTTTTTAGTATTTTCCGGGGTTGATTCGGGGGTAAATATGCAAATGACCATTGATCTGGCGGATGCTGTGACTTCGCAACTCAACCAATCGGATATCGTCACCAGTGCCAAACGTATGGTGCTGCCGATTCACGATCTGACCCAGTTGCGGGAACTGACCATCAGCGTCGTCCCGCGTGGCGTGCAGATCCAAAGTATCACACGTCGGCTCAGCCAATACGACTGTCAGGTGGATATCGGCGTGCAGCAAAAACTTACCGTGCCGCAGGATGAAATCGACACCGCAGTAAAGGAATTGAGTGGATTGGTTCAGCAGATTGCCGACTACCTGCAACGACAATCGTTAACCGATATGCCGTATGCGATCTGGATCAAGGTTGAGAACCAGCCGATCTACGATCCTGACCATCTGGCCAATCAACGGGTGTTCACGTCGGTATTGACGTTGACGTACCGCATCACGAAGTAACCACCATGCTCAGAGTTCACTTTAAACCACACGACGGTCTGAATCGAAAACTGATTCGGCAAAAGATGAACCAGGCGAGTTTTGAGAGTCTGGGCCATGCCGGTGCGGCGATTCGGTTGACTGCCCGTCGCAGCATTCGACGGAGTAAACGCTATGCACCACCCGGTTCGCCACCGCGTACCAGACATGGCCAACTGCGGCGTGCCATTGTGTATGCACGCGAAGGCAGCGACCGCGTACTGATCGGCCCCGGTTTCGCACACGTTGGCCCGTCGGCCATGGCCCACGAATTCGGTGGACGATTCCGTGGTGGCAACTTTAGAAAGAGGCCATTCATGGGGCCAGCCTTAAGTAAAAACTTACCGCGTCTGCCCCAGTTCTGGGCAGGCTCGATTCGATAAACCACACAAATAACCCTTCAATATAGGAGAAAACCATGTCAATCCGTTTAGGGATGCAGGCCAAGCTATACCACGGCGCGGCTGGGGCATCCGCAACAACCGAGCTAACCAACGTCAAGGACGTTACGCTCAACCTGGAAACGGGCGAGGCGGATATTTCCGTCCGCGCAAGCCAAGGTTGGCGTGCCACTGTCGCCACACTGAAAAATGGCAGTGTTGAATTCACAATGATCTGGAATACGGAAGATGCAGGCTTCACCGCGATCAAAAACGCCTACTTCAACAACACGCCCATTGCTATGGCAGTGCTCGATGGTGAAGGCGGCAGTGGTCTTGACGCCGACTTCTCGGTAACCAACTTCACCCGCAACGAACCGCTCGAAGAAGCCATCACCGTCAATGTGACCGTCAAGCCGACGTATGTCACCCGCGCACCAACTTGGGTGGATGGAGGTGGCAGCTAATGCAGTCATTCAAAGATCAATCCAATAATGTGTGGACCGTGCAGATTACCGTCGCCACCATCAAGCGTGTCCAGGCACTCGTCGGTGTCAATCTACTGGATGTGCTGGACAGTAAATCCCACCTGCTGGAAAAACTGTCCACCGATCCGATCCTGCTCTGCGATGTGTTGTATGCCATCTGTCAGCAACAAGCCCAAGCAGCCAACATCACCGACGAGCAGTTCGGGCAGGCACTGGCAGGTGATGTGATCGATCATGCGACCACGGCACTGCTCCAGGAGTTGGCGGATTTTTTCCCCGCAGCGAAGCGGCAGGTGCTACGCAAGGCACTGGCCAAGCTTCGCCAGGTCGAGGAAAAAGCTCTTCAAATCGCCAGCCAGCAACTGGACAGTCCGGAACTCCAACAGCAACTCGAACACCTGCTGCAACCTGCCAAGACATGATCTGGCAACTGGCCGGCATCCTCGGTGTCCATCCCGATCCGTTCACACTGCGTGAACTATATGAGATGGCCCAGTCCCGCCAGAAACAGGATTGGCAGCACACGTCCAACCTGATGGCCCTGCTTGCCAACCTGCTGACTTTCAACCGTTCCCACACGTTCAAAGCATCGGACTTTGATCCGTTTACTCAAAACCAGACATCGCAAGTGATCCCTTTAGACACCGAAGATGCCATGGCCTTGCTCAAGAAAACATTCATTCCCTCTCCCGGTAGCCCCGGAATCCAAAGGAAACAATCACCATGAAAACCAATCACCTGATCTTCCTGTTCATTCTCACGTTTGTTGTCTTGGGCCTGCTGAGTTTTGCAGGTTGCGATATGGGCGACATGATTCACGTCAAAACGCCCAACACGATTCAGCAGCAGACGGGCCTTGCCAGCACCATCACGCTCAATGAAGCCGAGAGTGAATATCAACTCTGGTATCAGCACATGCAGACCGCAGGCAGCCAGTGGAAATCCAACATTGAACACGCCAACGAGATCCGCAACATGGTGAACCAATTGTCGCTGTCAGCTCTCGATGAAATAGGTCCCACCGTTGCAGGTGTCCCAGTTCTAGGTCCCATGCTGCCTGCAGCGTCGGGGTTGCTCGGGTTGTTTTTAGGAGCCAGCAAACTCCGTAAGGAAAAAGAAGATTCCTTCAACAAGGGCTTGGAAGAAGGCCGCAAGACCACGACGGTATCGAGTGGAATGGTAGCCACTGTGTAGTGCTGTCTTGCTAGTTGTGAGAATCGTCCTGATCCCTCATTTGTCGGAACCTTCTTATGTCGCCAGGTATCGCTAACAGTCGGAACATTCGCGCCGGAGCTGCGTACATTGAGCTGACCACGCAGGACAGCAAGCTCGTGCGTGGCCTCGACAAAGCTCAGAAGCGCGTCAAAGCCTTCGGTAAATCTGTCGGCGAGATCGGCAAGCGACTGACCGCTGTGTCTGCCGTGGCGGCGGTGCCTCTGCTCTCGGGCCTGAAAATCTACGCAGACTTTCAGCAGCAGATGGCCACCGTCGCCACGATGCTCTCCGATTCTGATGCTGAAAAATACATGGACGGTTTCACCAAGGGCATCCGCAAGATGGCGGTGAGCTTTGGGGAATCGACCGAGGCGCTGTCCGGTGGTTTGTATGACATCCTGTCAGCATCCATTGCTCCTGCCAAGGCATTGGATGTGTTGGGTGTTGCTGCCAAGTCTGCCAAAGCAGGTTTGACCGACACGCGCACCGCCGCCGATGCCATCACCACGGTGCTCAATAGTTATGGCCTTGCTGCTGAACAAGCCGGGGATGTGTCCGACTGGCTATTCGGTATTGTGCAGCGCGGCAAAACGACGTTTGCCGAACTGGCCCCTCAGATTGGTATGGTGGCGTCGACTGCTGCCAGCGCGGGCCTGCCGCTGGATGAACTGGGTGCGATGATCGCCACGTTGACGCGCAATGGCCTACGGACCACGACGGCCATTGACTCGGTCAACGGGATTCTCCGCAGCTTCCTCAAACCCAGCGCCGAGGCGACTGCTCTGGCCAAACAACTCGGTTTTGAAATGAACACCACGACGCTCAAGACCGAGGGGTTACACGGCGTCATGGAAAAATTGGCCAAACTCCCGCCCGATGTGCTGGCCAAACTCTTTCCGGATTCGGCTGCGTTGCGAGGCATTGTTCCGGCCCTCAACAACCTCAAGGGTTTTGAGTCGGACTTGGATACCATGCAGAGCCGCGCGGGTTTGGCGGACAAAGCTTATGCCAAACTCAGCAAAACATTGACACATGCTTTCAATCGTATCAAGCAGGCGGGCATTATCGTCTTGGGCATTATGGGCGAAGCACTGAGCGAACCCGTGGCCAAGGCGGCTGCCATTGTCTCGCAATATGCGGGAATCGTGATCGATCTGTTATCCAAGAATCAATCCCTTGTTCGATCTGCTGCCTTGGTGATTGCCGGAGTCGCTGCTGTCGGTGTGATCCTGATGAGTACTGGTGTCGCTGCTCAGGCGATGGCGTTTATCTTCGGCGGGTTGTCGGGCATCATCACCGGCAGTGTCGGTGTCATCGGCACGTTACTCACGGTACTGGGCGCACTGATCTCACCCATGGGACTGGTCATCGTCGCTGCGGCAGGCATCGGCATTGCCATTCTGAGCATGACGGACATTGCGTCCAAGACCCTCAACTGGCTCAGTGAAAGATTCAATGATCTGAAGGATCGCGCCTTGCTGGCCTGGCAGGGAATCCGTGATGCGTTGGCTTCTGGTGATCTGAGTCTGGCTGCGAAGATTCTGTGGCAAGCGTTGAAGGTGGAGTGGCAACGTGGCATCTATCAAATCGAATCGTTGTGGTACAGCTTCAAGTACACCATCGTCAATGTTGCCAGCCAAGCCTTCTATAAGGTTACGAAAGTCCTCGTCGATGCCTGGCATGGTCTGCGCATCCTGTGGGTTCAAACCACATCGTTCCTGTCAGACGCCTGGACGACAATGACAGCGGGTTTGCAGTCGACGTTCCGCTCCGCCCAACTCAAGGTTGAGGAAGGCATGCATCATCTGATCGGTTTGTTCGACAAGGACTACAACGTCGACATGGCGATCAACATCGCTCGCACCAATGCCAATGCGGACAAGCAGCAGATCAAGAATCAAAAGAATGCAGCGTTGGCCCAGAGCAAACAACAGTATGATTCCGACTTGGCACGCATCGATCATGAACGCCAAACCCAACAGAAGCTCATCGATCAGGAACAGGCTGTTGGCAATAAGACTCGTCAGACTCAGTACGAAAAACAGATGGCCAATGCGCTCGATGATCTGGAAAAGACACGGGCTGAATACCAACAGCTTTTGCAGCAAGCCGCTCAAAACAAACCCCCGGAAGCCAATCAATCCGGTGATCAACCTGCATCGCCTGACAACTTGATCGACACCCTCAAGAAGAAACTGGCTGAACTCGGTGGGCAGATCGGTTCGCTGAGTCCCAACCAACAATCGCGTGGCACATTCAATTCTGCTGCGTTGCAGGGACTGATGACGAACCAATCTATTGCCCAACGTACCGCAGCTGCCAGTGAAGACACCGCCCGTTACGTTAAAAAATTGTTCAACGAAGTGCAGAACAATCCTGGCGGCAGTTCATCTTTGTCTTTCAGTTAACCATCCTTTATGTCGGAGTAACCATGTCTATCACCGTTGAGGAAAAATATGACAGTCGCCAAAGCACCACGGGTGACAATGCCCAAGTGACGATGACGTATATTGCCAGTGGCAGCGACGATGATCTTGCGATCAAGTCTGCTGTCGAAAGTTTTGCTCCTGAAACCTATGACGGTTTGCCTATGCAGTCCGTGCAGATCGAGCCGATCAGTGAAGAGTATTGGGATGCTTCTGTGCGTTACGCCGATGCTTCTTCTCCGACATCCAGTGGTAGCTCAACACCCGATCCTGGCAGTAATGAGTACACCTACAACTTTGACACAATGGGTGGCACGCAACACATCACCCAGTCGTTGGGCACGGTAAGTTCGTATGCCGATTCGTCGATTCCGTCTGCGCCTGATTTTCACGGTGCGATCGGCGTGTCCAACACCAATGGCAATGCCGAAGTCCAGGGCGTCGATATTACGGTGCCCATCTACAACTTCAGCGAGACGCATTACCTCACGGTTGAACAGGTGACGCCTGAATACAAAGGCACGTTATTCCAACTCACTGGCAAGGTGAACAACGCAACATTCCGTGGGTTGGCAGCGGGTGAGTGTTTGTTCCTCGGTGCATCAGGAACCTTGCATGGCACGGAATCAACTTCTGGGGGTGGCACTTCCGAGGGTGGCGATTGGGAGATCACGTATCGCTTCGCTGCGTCACCCAACAAAACCGGCATCACCATCGGCAGCATCAGTGGTATTACCAAGAAGGGTTGGGAATACCTGTGGGTTCGTTACGCCGACGTCGAAGACATGAATGCGATGGCCATGGTCAAACGTCCGGTTGCTGCCTATGTCGAACAGGTTTATGAGTCCGCCGATTTCAGTTTGCTGGACATTGGCACTTGATGGAGTTTGAGTATGACATTGAAAAAAGTCAGCACCGGCGATCCCTTGGTGATCCCGGCCAACACATACAACGCGTTCATCGATGCGGCAACGGATTTTCGTGAGCGTATCAAGCCGCGCCAGAAACTCGCTCAACAGTCACAACGATCATCTTCTCAACTTCAAGGTGGAGTCATTTGGGTGAAGAACGATTCACCCATGGATTGTTGGCGATACTTCATACTCGGCATCGAAGACTCGGTTCACGAGCCGCAAACCATCATGGATCTGGAAGGCAGCTTTGTCGATCAAATCGTCTTCAGTGGTGTGTTCCCTGAACCGGACACGCATGTTGCGATGGATAAACACGCGATCCTGCTTGAACCCATTCGTGCCGGGCAGGTTGGCCGGGCGATGATCCAAGGCGTGTGTCAGGTGCGAATCATCATTACTGATGAAACCCATCAATTTGCCAAAGCACCCGTGGGCGTTCCGGCGATCATGACATCGTCACCCACCGGCAGCACACAGATTCTCTGGCGACAACCTGATGTGCCGTTGGAAGAACCATGCTGGGCAATTGTCCGCATGGGTGTGCCCAGTGTCGTCAACACAACCACCATGATGCCCTGCAAAGTCTGGCAGGATGGTGGCACAACCGATGGCGACAAGACGACGCAATGTGATCGCACGTATTTAGCTAAAACCATCGATGCCTACGATGAGGAAGATGGTGGTTCGATCTTGGGCGAGGAACTCGAGCCGCTCAAGCAACGTCCCGCAGCCGGCAAACTCGTCACCGCACCACCAACGGGTGATGGCATCATTGGCACCGGCTTTTACGTGACTGATCCTTATTCCGGCATGTCTGAGTTCGTTTTATATGACGCCAACGAGACGCTGGCTGTGGAGGTGTGTGACGATGGGAATTGACGGCGAGTTTGATATCAACCCATTGCGAACGGACACCGGTGGCTTTGGCCTAACCGACGATGGCTTGTTCATGATCTGTGGCAAATGCTGCGAGCAACCGGTGATTGTCAATGCCTGCCCATGTGGCCCATGTTGCTTCACCAATCAATCCCGCATCCGCATCACATGGCAACTCATCGACTACGGCAACACACACGAACGCTGCTGCTGCTCCGATCCCGCCTTCCTGGGCAACACCATCGAAATCCCGTTTAACTGTGGTGCCTGGAATCCACCTGATTATTGCCCAGGCTGCGGCCACTCTGGCCTGATCGGTGGCCACCCGCAACCCAACTGCGAAAGCGACACCATCAGCGGCCCACGCTGGCAAGGCTATGGCATTGAACTTCCGGGGGCCACCTGTGGCAGTTACGTCAATGCCATGGTAATTGCCGGTTGCGATGGTGATGGCACGATGCGATGGTATGTCACCGTCGATGGTTATGCTAACGAAGATTCCGATGACATCTGCGGGCGCATCTTCGCGGCATGCATTCCATTCACCCCCGGAACCCCCGGAAGTTGCCGCAGTGCATCGATCCTCAGCGACGAACTCCACAATCACAGCATCTGCACCAACGTCTGGGACATCTATTCCAATCCCGCTCGTGTCCAACTGCAAATCGAAGTCCTCGACGAAACATCCTGCATGGACGAAGAAGGCAACTGCGTCTTTGGCGATTCCAATGGCGACGGCAGTTGTCCCCCCGGAAGCCCTGGAATTTAGCCCACTTTTTCACTCATCATTCAAGGAGTTACCATGCCCACCGACTTCATCACCACACGCCGATCGATCTGCCGTCAATGCGAACATGCCGTTGCTTGCCTGTCCCATCTGGATCGCAAATGCAACTGTGCCATTGACGGTGCTGATCTCAAATCCCGCACACAATTACCTGCATCCAAGTGTCCATTGGGTAATTGGGCTGATGTACCAACGCCAAAACCCAATCGCATTATGCCGCCCGGTACTTGGCTGTCCATGTTTATCCAAGTCACCACCTTCGGCATGGTGCGTCCCTGCACCAGTTGCAAATCCCGCATGGCCACGATGAACCGTGCCGGTTGGCGCGGACTGCCGCGCGTCTGGTGGCGATGGTTACTGCAAGCCCTGTGAATCCGTTTTGTCCCCGTATATATAGAAGGAACTTCATGATCACCCAAACCACTGTTATTGATTCGTCCACTGATGCCAAGCCGTCCTCTGTAATGCTCACCGTAGATCAAGTTGCCGCGATGCTCAATTGCAGTTCGCGCCATGTGTATCGCCTCTGTGATACCAAACGCATGCCTTCGCCCGTACGCTTGGGCATGCTGGTACGCTGGAATCGCACCGTCATCGAAAAGTGGATCAATGCCGGTTGCCCGCCAGTCCGCCCCCGGAAGTAAAACCCCTGAAAAATAAGCATAAAATCTCGCAAATGTGCCTTGTAAATTGAGCGAACATGAGGCTCAATGTGTCACAACAAAACGACACTTACGTGAAAGGCAAACGAAGTAAATCATGGCCAACCTGTACAAGAAAACCTACCCAATCCCCATGCCCGACGGTGCGGAAATCGTTACCCGACGCGGCAAGCCCACCGTCCAATGGCGTACGAAACACGACAAGCTCAAGACGGCACCCTTAGCTGAAGACGGCAAGCGCATGATGTACGTCTCGGAAGTCTGGTATGCCCGTTACACCGATCATGCTGGCAACGACAGACGCATCTCCACCGGCTGCCGCGATGAACAGGCTGCCCAACGTGTCCTCTCCGATGTCCTGGCTGAACAGGAGAAGATTCGAGCTGGATTCATCACGCCTAAGGAAATCGAAGTCGCTGAACACAGTAAGGCTGCCATTGCCGATCACATCGAAAAATATCTCGATCACTTGAAGATCAAACGCGTCCGTGGGCGCAAAGTCTCAGAGAACTACCGCAAGAACGTGAAGTGTCGGCTCAACCGCTTGGTTGAAGATTTGAAGATCAAGAAATTAGCTGACATCACCAGCGACGCCATGAACCGTTGGCTCAGCAAGGCTGAAGACAAAGACATGGCCGCTGCCACGCGCAACGAATACGTGATCTCAATGCACGCGTTCTGCAACTGGCTCGTCCGCGAACAACGCATCGTCACTAACCCGGTGACGATGGTGCAGAAGGCAGATCGCGCCAGTGATCGTCGCCACATCCGCAGAGCATTGACGATTGAGGAAGTCGGCAACCTGCTCCGTGCCACGGCACTGCGTCCTATCGCCGAGTGGGGCCGAGGCAAAATCGAGATTCCCAAATCCAAACACAAAGGCCGTCAAACATGGAAATACGAATCCATCACGCAGCAGAATCTGGACGCCTGTTACGAACGCGGATTAACCAAGCTCAAGCAACCCCATCTCAAGAAACTCGAACGCCTTGGCAAGGAACGCGCATTGTTCTACCTGATGGCCGTCTCCACTGGCCTGCGGCACAAGGAACTGCGGAGCCTGACGCTTGGTCAATTATTCCTGGATGCCAAGCCCGCGCCGTATTTTGAACTCTACGCCAACCAATCCAAGAGCGGTAAAGAGAGCCGGTTGCCATTGCGCGGCGATGTCGTCGAAAAGATCCGGCAACATCTGGAACATCGCAGCAAGCAGGGCTACAAAGCATTACTCTTCGACAACCCCCCCGGCATTCGCGTCTTCGACGCCGACTGCCAAGCAGCCGGAATTGCAAAGAATGACACGCGTGGCCGAGTCGTCGACATCCATGCTCTCCGCACCACCTTCGGCACCCACCTGGCCGTCGCTGGTGTCCATCCCCGTGTCGCCCAAGCCGCCATGCGGCATAGCCGGATTGAGTTAACAACCAACTTCTACACCGATCCTGCCTTGTTGGATGTCAATGGCGCGGTCAATGCGTTGCCGGATTTTAGCTTCAAGGGGTGA